CTCCCTCGACGACGCGCTCCCAGGCGGCGACGGCCTGACGCTGGGTGACACCCTTGGCGAGGCGGACGGCTACGCCGCTTGGTGCGGGCAACCCTCCGATGCCTTCGCCGCGCTGGAGCGCCGCCTTGACCTGGAGCGCGCCCTCGGCGCCATCGACCCCGAGGACCACCCGCTCTGCGCCACGCTGAGCCACCACACGCCGCACGAGTTCGGCGAGCAGCGCACGATGCCGCGAATGCGGATCTACCGCCGCCTCCGCGAGATCCGGCTTCGGCTGCTCGCGGCCGGCATCCCCTCGGCGGCCTGATACGGAATTCGAAGTGCCCGAGTAATGCTGGTCATGGCCACCTGCTCTCCGATCCCCACCCCACCGCCGGCACCGCTCACCGAGGCGGCGTTCTGCGCCTGGCTCGGCAACGCCGCGAGCGGCGATGCCATCACCTATCACCGCGGCGCGCTCGCGCGTGAGACGTGCCCGAGCCTGAACCTGCTGTCGGCGGACGAGCGCGTCCGCGTCGCGCGGCTGTCGAGCCGTGCGCTGAAGCTCGCCGAGGCGGGCCATGTCCATCTCGTGCAGCGCCGCCGCGGCTTCGAGGACTACGAGTACCTCGCCATCGCGCGGCGACGGCCGCGGCAGATCTCGCCGCTCCTCCTCCGCCGCATCCTGGTGGAGGCGGCCTGATGCACGCCCCCGCCCTGAACCGCCCCACCCTCGACAGCCTTCGGCACCTGCCGGTGGGCGACATCATCGCGCTGCCGGCGGCGCACCTCGCCCTCCTCCAGGCCGAAGCGCGCGAAGCAGTCGAGGCCGCCAAGCGCATGCAGGACTGGATCGAGGCCGCCATCGCGCTCCGCTACGAGCAGCGCGCGATCGACGCCCGCGCCGCTGCCGGCAAGGACACCGGCACCGTGCGCTTCCAGGACGGCGAGGTCGAGATCGTCGCCGACCTTCCGAAGAAGGTCGAATGGGACCAGGTGCGGCTCGCCAGCCTGGCGGAGCAGATCCGCACCAGCGGCGAGGATCCCGGCGAGTACCTCGAGGTCAGCTTCAAGGTGCCGGAGCGCGCCTATGTCGCCTGGCCGGAGCGCATCCGCCAGGCCTTCGAGCCGGCACGCACGGTCCGCACCGGCCGGCAGACCTTCCGGCTCACCCTCAAAGCGGGAGACGCCTGATGCCGTTGCGCATCGTCACTGCCGACGAGCGGCTGTCGGCCGCCGCCAACAAGACGACCATCGCGCTGTTCGGTCAGAGCGGTGTTGGCAAGACCACGCTGGTCAAGACGCTGCCTCACCAGCGCACCGTCTGCGTCGACCTCGAGGCGGGGATGAAGTCTGTCCAGGACTGGCCGGGCGACAGCATCCCGATCCGCTGCTTCGAGGACGCGATCGACCTCGCCTGTCTGATCGGGGGTGTGAACCCGGCCGCGGCTCCGAATGGCTACTTCTCCGCCGCGCACCACCAGCACCTGGTGGCTGCACATCCGGATCTGGTCCGCCTGCTCGCCGACAAGAGCATTGTCTTCCTCGACTCGATCACCGACCTGACCCGCCAGGCGATGGCGTGGGCGAAGACCCGACCAGAGGCCTTCTCTGATCGCACGGGCAAGCCGGACACGCGCGGCGCCTATGGGCTGATGGCGCGCGAGGTGATCGGGCTGCTGAAGCATCTGCAGCACGCCCCGGGAAAGACCGTGATCATGGTCGGCATTCTGGAACGCGTGACCGACGAGCTCGGCCGGCTGTCCTGGCAGCCGCAGATGGAAGGCGGCAAGGCGGGGCGCGAACTGCCCGGCATCGTCGACCAGGTGGTCACGATGGCGCTGTTCTCCCGCGATGCGCAGGGCGGCCTCGTGCACGACCCGGAGCACGGCACCGAGCGATGGCTCGTCTGTCGCACCGCGAACAGCTTCGGCCTGCCGGCAAAGGACCGCTCAGGCCGGTTGGACGAGACCGAGCCGGCCGACCTCGCCGCCCTTCTTCGCAAGATCAACCTCGCGCCCAGGAGCTGACGCATGACCTTCGACATGAACGACGCCGAGCCGCCGCGCGGCACCGACCTCATCCCGGACGGCAGCTTCGTGAAGCTGCGCATGGAGATCCGCAAGGGCGGCATCGACGGTGCCAGCCCCTTCGACCGGGAACTGCTGAAAGCGGCGAAGACCCCCGGCAGTGACGTGCGCATGCTCGACTGCGAGTTCACCGTGTTGGCGGGGCCGCATGCGCGGCGGAAGTTCTGGCAGAGCTTCACCGTCGCCGGCGGCAAGGTGGATGAGCATGGTGTGTCCATCGGCTGGAAGATCTCCAAGAGCACCTTCCGCGCGATGATCGACAGCGCGCTGGGCCTCAACCCGCAGGACATGAGCGAGGCGACCAAGGCCAAGCGCGTGCTGCGCGGGCTGTCCGATCTGAACGGCATCAGCTTCGCCGCGAAGCTGCGCATCGAGCCCAACACCGACAGCCGCTACAGCGACAGCAACCGGCTCGATCGCGTGGTGCTGCCGGGTGAGCCGGAATACGCGCGCATCATGGCAGGCGAGGCGCTGCCGCCACAGCCGAGCCAGCGCGCGGCGCGCGCGCCCGCCGCTGGCAACACGCCGTCGACCTGGGGTGGCACCGCCGCGCCTGCGGCCCGGGTCTGGGAGCGCCCCGCTGCGACGCCGCCCGCCCAGCCCCCGGTGCCGCCCGCGACGGCGCCGCTCGCCAATGGCCCGGGCTGGCTGAACGGCTGATGGCGGCATGGCGCGACGACGCTGGGAGGCGCGACCGCGGGAGGGGCGTGCCCTGGCCGACAAGCCCGTGCCCCTGCCGGGCTGCACGCCGGCCGACCAGATCCGGCGGCTCACCTGCGCGCTCTGCGGCCGCGAGGCGAAGGGCTTCGGCTATGTCCACGGGCTGCGCTTCGGCGAGTTCCCGCACCACCGCTTCTGCAGCATGGCCTGCTGCGAGGCGGGCGGCGCGCTGGCGCGGAGGTCCAACGGCGTGATCGACAAGACACCGATGGAGTCTCGCGCGATCAAGGAGGCGCGGCGGCCGCTCGCCGAGGTGCTGGTCGAGCTCAAGCTCATGGCGCCGTTCCACGACCGCAGCGCGGCGGAGATCGACCGCATCATCGAGGCCTGCGTCGACGGCTTCCAGGCCTCGATGCAGCGCCAGGCCGCCGAGCGCGATCCGCTCGACGATCCCATCCCCTTCTGAGGTGACGGTGCTGCTCGACCTGAACCACGGCTCCGGCGCGGTCTATGGGCGCCTCGACCATGGCCGCGAAGGCGCTGTCGCCGTGACGGCGCGCGTGAATGCCGAAATCGACGCCGCCCTGCTCGCGCGGCATCGCCGGCAGACGCCGCGCGACTATCTCGGCGGCAGCCGCGTGGGCGAGCCCTGCGCGCGCAAGCTCGTCTACGAGATCACCCACGCGCCAAAGGACCGCGACTTTGACGCCGACACCCTGCGGGTCTTCGACGCCGGCCACCAGTTCGAGGCGCTCTCCATCCGCTGGCTGCGTCTTGCCGGGTTCGACCTGCGCGACCGAGGCGCGGATGGCGAGCAGTTCGGCTTCGTCGCGGCAGGTGGACGGCTGCGTGGCCACGCCGATGGCGTGATCGTCGCAGGGCCCGATGTCGGCATCCGCTGGCCCGCGCTGTGGGAGCACAAAGCGCTCGGCCAGAAATCCTGGACCGACCTGGTCAAGCGCGGGTTGCGCCTCTCGAAGCCGATCTACTTCGCGCAGGTGCAGCTCTACATGGCCTACCTCCAACTCGAGGTGGCGCTACTGACCGCGCTGAACCGCGACACGCTCGCCCTGCACCACGAGGCGGTGCCCTTCGATGCGGCGGAGGCGCAGCGGCTCTCGGACCACGCCGTCGAGCTCCTCCGAGCCGCCGAGGCGGGCGAGCTGCCGCCGCGCATCGCCCAGGCTGCCGACTTCTATCTGTGCCGCCTCTGTCCCTACGCCACACGCTGCTGGGAGACGCCTGCATGAGCGACATCACGCCCTCCGACACGCAGCACCGGGCGATCGCCGCGATCAAGCACTGGTTTCAGAACGAGGCCGATCGCAAGCAGGTCTTCCGGCTGTTTGGGTACGCGGGCACGGGAAAGTCCACCGTGCTGCGCTTCGCGCTGGAGGAGCTTGGCCTCGAGCACCACCGGGGCGGTGGCGACGGCGAACCCTGCGTGCCCGGCGTGGTCACCGCCACCTTCACCGGCAAGGCCGCCCTGGTGCTGCGCCGCAAGGGCACACCGGCGCGCACCATCCACAGCCTCATCTACTCCGTCATCGAGGCCACCGAGGAGGAGGTCGAGGCGGCCGAGAAGAAGATCGAGCAGGCGGTGGCCCGGGCTCGGGGCCTGACCGGCTTCGAGCGCACCACAGCGGAGGCGACGATCGAGGCGATGCGTCAGGGCGTCGCCGACATGAAGCGCCCGCGCTTCGCGCTGAACCCCAAGAGCGACGCCGCGCACGCGAAGCTGATCGTGCTCGACGAGGTCTCCATGGTCGGCGAGGAGATGGCGCGCGATCTGCTGAGCTTCGGCAAGCCGATCCTCGTGCTCGGCGACCCCGGCCAGCTGCCGCCCATCCAGGGCGAAGGCGCCTTCACCAAGGACGAGCCCGACATCATGCTGACGGAGATCCATCGCCAGGCGGCGGAGAGCGCGATCATCCGCCTTGCCACCATGGCGCGCCAGGGCGAGCCGATCGGCTTCGGGCGCTACGACGATCACGTCTGGAAGATGCGCAAGACGGACGTCACGCCGGAGCAGGCGCTGCGCGGCGGGCAGGTGATCTGTGGCATGAACGCGACCCGGCTGCAGCTGAACAACGCCATGCGCCGCGCGGCCGGCTTCGGGGCCGGCGGATGGCTGCCCACGGGCCCGGGCGAGAAGATCATCTGCCTCAAGAACCAGAACGATCTCGGCCTCATCAACGGCATGTTCCTCACTCTCTCCGACATCGTCGACGAGGGCAGCCACTACCTCTCGGCAGTGGTGACGGACGAGGACGGCAACCGGATCGGCGCCCCCTATGCGGATGGCAGCCGCGGGCGTCTGCGAATCTACAAGGGCCACTTCGAGGACCACGTCGCCTTCGATCGGCATCGCCACGACCGCGACTGGAAGCTCAAGAAGGGGCTGACCGAAGCGACCTTCGGCTGGGCCATCACCGGACATAAGGCGCAGGGCTCGCAATGGGAGAACGTGATCGTCTGGGATGACGGGCTTGGGCGGACTGAGCTCGATCGGCGCCGCTGGCTCTACACCGCCATCACGCGGGCCGAGTGGGGGCTGGTGATCCTGGCATGACCGTGGCCCCGATCGACTTGAACGACGCCGGCCTGGCGCCGATACGCCACGACCTGGCGGAGATCCGCCGCCGCCTCGCCGAGACGGCGCGGGACTGGCTGCCGGCGCTGTTCCCGAACGCGCGGCGCTCGCCGGACGGCCGCACGTTGCGCTGCGCGGATCTCTCGGGCCGTGCGCCCCGCGGCGAGGGCTCCTGCGTGATCCACTTGGAGGGGCGCTTCGCGGGGTGGGGCTTCGATCACGCCACAGGCGAGAGCGCAGGGCCAATCGACATGATCTACCACGCGACCGGCATAGCCGAGCCCCGGCTCTTCGACGAGGCGGCAAGGCTGGCGCGCATGGACTGTCCCGCGCCGCCCCCGCGCGCCGCCGAGCACCGCCCCGACCACAGCCGGGAGGTTGCGCGCATCCTGGACGGATGCGTTCCGCCCGCGGGGACGGCGGCGGAGACCT